TTGGATGGGGTGACAGGGATGCTGAGATGCAAGTCGAGATTGCCAAAAAGAATGAAGAATCACGGGAAAAAGAGCGTGAACTTGCCCAACAACTGAATGACCAATCAACCAAACTTTCGGAGGCCAATAATGTCATCACTCAAAAACAGTCTTCTCTTGATTCTGCTATTCGTGCTGGTAGGTTGCGGCTCCCGTCCACAAGTTGTGTACAAGCCCCCGCAAATGCCCCCACTCCCGCCGGAGATCAGCCAAAAGAGAGAAGTGAACCTGTCAGACAGGTTTATGAAACTTCTGACTCCGAACGAGCAACCCTCGCAGCCATTGCCGAAATCGTTGCCCAAGGCGACAGAAACACGGCCCAATTGAATGCGTGTATTGACAGTTATAACAAGGTAATGGGGGTGATGAATGGTCAACGCTGAACAACTCCAACGATTGCATATTGGCATTGAGTGGGTTCCTGCTCTGAACGACACTTTTGCCCGTTTTGGTATCGCTACTCCACGCCAACAAGCTGCTTTTATCGGGCAGTGTGGGCATGAGTGTGGGAACTTCAGAATCCTTGAAGAAAACCTTAACTATCGTGCTGAAACCCTGATGAAACTGTGGAAGGCAAGGTTTCCCACCCTTGAGATTGCCAACCAATATTCTAAAAATCCTAAGAAGATTGCCAACAAGGTGTACAGCAGTCGTATGGGCAACAGGGATGAGGCATCTGGTGACGGGTATCGGTTCAGAGGCCGTGGGTGCATCCAATTGACGGGCCATGCAAACTACTTCCATGCTGGTCAAGCCTTGGGAGTTGACTTTGTAATGGAGCCTGACCTTGTTGCTACGCCCAAATATGCGGCACTTACTGCTGGCTGGTTCTGGTCAACCCATAATTGCAACAACCTTGCTGAAGCTGCTGATTGGGTTGGACTCACCAAGAAGATCAATGGTGGGACTATTGGCCTAGATGACAGGATTAAGCACACTAACGAGGCTTTGGCGGTGCTTGGTTCCTGAGTTTTCCACGATTGAATATCTTGTGTTTCTTGAAGAAGTACAAGATGGCTTGGTAGGCAACACCAAACCTTTTGGCAATTTCTTTCTTGCTCACGCCATCTTTCCATAGCGTTATGGCTCTTGACTCGCTGATTTGAGTGGGTTTCCTGCCACTTCCAGGTCGTGCCCCACCCCTAGTCTTCATTCAAGGCCATCCAGACCATTATGCAGACCACACCCACGCCCACTGCAACGCCAAGGAACCCTATGGCAAAGACGGCAATTACAGTCTCAATCACAAACACCCCTCATTTCCCACCCCGCAATAAAGTAGTTCCATTTGGTTTGCATAGCAGGATTGATGTACTTGTCTCCATCCATCGATAGATCAGAATATGTGTAGCCCTTAGAGGACATAAGTGCGTGGAATACTTGTCGTGCTTTCATGTTGTTTCCCTTATTTCATAATTTTTAAACACTGTTCCCTTGCCTGCGTCCCCGCGCCAGCATTCTTTGACCCACCCACGCTTGCCTGACTTGTACGTTCTCCAATGACCTCTTGCTTGATGCCTACGTGGGCTTGCGTGAGTGCCGCCTTGATGTTTTTGCTTTGTGTGTGAAGGCTCAATCACCACCGTACGCCAATCGTACAACGGCTTTAGCCCACGCTTGGCTCTGCTTGCATTGGCCTTGTGTGCTGTTGGCATATACGCTTGCACCTGCATATCCAATGACGCATAAAACATAGCCAAAATCGCACACATCATGGATTGGTCTTGCGGGTCAATTGGCTTGTTTACTTCACCTGTTTTTGGCTCTCCATTGTGTTCAGCAAGAAGGAACGATCCAAGGCTTTTATAACTTGTTGCCTTAACAATCCAACCAGTCACAATTGTTGCCGTTGGCTCTGCCAACACATATAACAAAAAGTCACCTTGCTCAGTCTTACCGCAAAGCATCATACTTTTGTATGGCGCAGGATGAAGCAAATATTTGCGCTGGTCATAGCCGATGTATTCCTTGATGGCCCCAGTCACATCAAACCACTGCATTTGAGTTGGGTCAAGGTTAGCAAGAGACACCAACTTGACCATTTCTTTGATTAGCGGGGTCATTTCTTCATATTCCTTATGTAAACAGTGAACGATTGAATGCTATCTTTTCCAAATGCCAAGCTGCACTTCTCCAAGTGCTGTGCCACCTCCTCAATCACGGCATTGCGTTCAGCGTTTTCAGCGTACCTCAGAATCTGGTGCTTGCGTGACCCTTGAAGACCCCAATCGCCTTGGCGCTTTGCCAACTCCTCGAAAGCCTCGTCTTCTTCAGTTTTCATGCCCCCACCTTTGCCTTGTAGCAAAGTTCCATCTCAAGTTGCTTAATTTGCTGGCGCAAGATTTCATTCTCTTTCTTGAGTTCTTTGTCACCCATCTTGCGTTCCATCTCAGCACCAGCCCCATAACCCGCCAGCACCCCAGAGGTGGCGGCTTGGCGGGTGTAGGTCTGGATGTCCATCGAGGTCAGGATGCCAGCAAACCCCTTGGGGGTCAGCTTCTTGACAATCAATTCAATCTCGTCTTTAAGAGCCTTGTTCATCTTTCACCTCCATCATCTTCTCAGCGATTGCGTAAGAGAGTTGAGCAATGTCACCCTCGCTCTCAGTCTTGTACTGGTCTGACATGATCATTGCCGCCATTGCTTTGGCAGCAAAGTAATCGAGAACTGTTAAGTTCTCCAAGTTACCACCAGTTCTCATATCCACCCCAGAATCGTAAAGGCAACAAGGCAGATGGCTCCAATGGCGCAGACAACCATCACAATGCCATCAGTGTTGACTGTTGGGGCGCACTTCTCAATGGGACAGGCCAAATCGGTGTTGTTGGGGAAAGCCTCATTCAGGGTGCGGGGGTACATTCTGGTGGTGGGGTTCAAATCTTTGAGCATGGTTTATCTCCAATGGTTTAAAACTGTGGCAAGGTCTTTGGTGGACACAATCAACTCGTCCAGGCGCATGGACTCATCAGCAACAACAAACAAGCCTGGGCCTCGTTTGGTGCGCCCCCAAGCGTCTTTGCGGTTGACATTAGACAAGTCTCCTTTGCGAACTGCGTTGTAGACCTGATTTGAGGTATACCCCTCATCCAAACAGTCACGCATTGTCCTGGGGACTCGACAAAAATCTATCAGCATCTTCACTCTCCTCTTGAGGGGGTTGATCGTCTGGGTTGTAGTCTTTGCGGCGGGTGAGGATTTGACCCCACCGCCATTCTTGGTAGTCTTCTGAGTACATGGTTGTTTTGTGTTGCTGACAAGTGTGATCATACAGACATGGACTATCTAGTCAACTACCCATCTATTTAATCCCCACACTTTACTGGGTTATTTAATCACTAGACATTTGACCACTTAGTCCATGTCTGCTAGGATCGGCAATTATGAACACACCAACTATGCAACAAGTAGAAGATTTGAGACTCAAGGCAGAGGCGGCGGGTTACTCACTCGCTGATGTCTCCCGCCATGCGGGGATTGACCCCTCCCAAGTGTCTCGTTACGCAGTGGGTAAGACCATACCACTCTTGACCACCATGAGGAAGCTCGAGGAGTCAGTGGATTCCCTGATTAAGACCCGTTTGGAGGCCATTCAGGGGGTTTCTGAGGGGGTGAATCCATGACCCGCATCATTGGCATTGACCCGGGGCTAAATGGCGCAATTGCTGTTCTTTCTGATGACTCACTCCAGATTCACGATATGCCCGTGATGACTGTGGAGCGTAACGGCAAAGCCAAGCGACAAGTGAGTGCAAATGAGTTGGCTGAATTGATGCACCTGTACTCAGGGAAAAACTATCATGTCTGCGTGGAAAAGGTCAGTGCAATGGCAGGGCAGGGGGTGACAAGTGTATTTAGTTTTGGGCGCAGTTTTGGGATGATCGAGGGAGTTTTGGCTGCGCTTAAGATGCCAGTCACCTTTGTGGCCCCTGCCACCTGGACAAAGGGTGTGGGGCGTAGCCCTGGCAAGGATGCTAGTCGAGCCAGAGCAATGGAGCTTTTTCCCAACTACGAATACTTCTTTAAGCGTGTCAAAGATGATGGCAGGGCAGATGCTGCTTTGATTGCTTATTGGGGGCAGAAGAACTATGGATGACGCAGAAAGAACCGCCATGCGTGACCACATAGTCTGGCTCACCCAACAGCTTGAACTTGCACGGCTCCAGAACAGGGAAAGAACCGCACTACTCAAGAGAATGCTTGACCCTGAAGACCTTGGATTTGCAGTCTCCAATGAAGTCAAGTCACTCGTTTACCAACTCTTAATCTCAGACCTTGAAGCAGAAAGAAACGCATGGAACAGATAAAACTTAGACCTTCAGCCGCATCTCGTTGGCTCATCTGCCCTGGCAGTGTTGCCTTGTCTGCATCGATGCCTTACCAAGAGTCTGGTGAGGCCGCAAAGATTGGTACTGCCATTCACTCTTTGGCAGAGTCTTGCTGGCAACTCTCGCTGAACCCCCTGGAATTTGTCGGGTCAACAGTGGAAGGCATCACCATCACAACTGAGAATGCTGAGTTCGCCCAGGCCCACCTTGATGAGATCAAAAGCATTGAAGCTGAGACAGGTGGGAATGTGATGATCGAGCAGTACCTCAGTGCCTTTGACGAACCCCACGCCAAGGTTGGTGGCACTGCTGATGTGGTGGGATGGAATGCCAATAAACTCATCATTGCAGACCTCAAAACAGGCATGGGGTATGTGGATGCCGATAGCGATCAAATGAAGATTTACGCCATTGGCGCAATCAACAAAAGCAAGAAGATGTTTGACATTGTGGAGATGCGAATTGTCCAACCCAGAGTTGGCCCTGTTCGCACCTTCACTATGTCGGGGCATGAGTTAACTGAGTGGTATTCAAACACTCTGGGGCCAGCAGTTGATGCCATCACCTCACCAAACCCACTCTACAACCCTTCTCCTGATGCTTGTCAGTGGTGTCCAGGCAAGGCAGTCTGTCCCACACAGAAGACTTCATTCATTGAAGTTGCCGTGGCTCCCAACTTACCCACTCTGTCAGATGAGGAGATCGGGGCGATGCTCACCAAGGTCGAGATTGCAGAGGGTTACATCAAGGCACTGCGTGAGTATGCAGTTGCCAGGATCAAGGATGGTGCAGTCATTAGGGGCTGGCAGATGGTTCCCAAACGGGCAACAAGGGCTTGGGTGAACGAGGCTCATGCTGGTTCAGTTTTGGGTGAGTTATTGGGTCAAGATAAACTTTACCCCCAAGAACTTATCTCCCCAGCAGTTGCTGAGAAGTTGCTCAAGAAAGAAGATAAGTACCTGATCGCAGACTTAACCGCAAAGGTGAGTTCTGGATTGACCCTTGGTCGTGCCTCTGGCATAGGTGAATGAATTGTTGCAAGTCGCAACAATAAGGCGCACCAGTAGGTGCATTTTTAAACTTTGAAAAAGGAAAATTCCATGTTAAATCTCTCAAACTCTGGCGGTGGTGGTAACTACATTCGCTTCTCCCCCCAAGCAAATGCTTGGTCAAACACGGAAGGTGAGTTCCAACTCAAGAAGTGTGTGTTCGACATCGATGCCCTGCAAACGGGTTGGATGCTGATTGCCACTGGTGTCTATGAGTTCCAGGCAGACGCATCATTGGGCAAGAAAGGCCCACAACCCTCACCCGAACATAAGCGTGGGTTCAAGGTGAAGTTTTACAACAAAGAGATGGGTGCAGTCGAGTGGTCAGCTAATGGAGTGGGCCATAACATGGGCCTGGAAGAACTCTGGAAGGCTTGCTCAGTAGATCGTGAAGCTAACCCCAACAAGTTGCCTGTGGTCGAGTACACAGGTTCACGGCCTGAGAAGGTGGGCAAAGGAACCACTAGGATTCCTTTGTTTACAGTGTCGGGTTGGGTTGCAAGGCCAGCAGGGTTGGATGCCGATCCCCATGAAGGTGACTTCATCAAGAGTGTGGCACCTGCCCCCGCACCAGCCGCTAAAGCGGCTCCGGCAAAGCCAAGCGTTAACTTGGATGATGATGAGATGTTTGCCTAATTGCCACCAGAAGGGATTTGCCAGAGTCGATAAAAAGACTCTGGTTTTTTTGTCTCTTAAAAGAATGAGGAGATGTTTTGAACAAGATCGAATTTGGTGATTGCAGAGACACCATGCGCCGCTGGAAAGAGCAGGGCATCAAAGCACAGACTTGCGTGACCAGCCCACCTTACTTTGGATTGCGTGATTATGGGCATGATGGGCAATTAGGGCTTGAAGAAACGCCAGAGGAGTACATCAGGGCAATGGTTGATGTGTTTCGCTGTGTATGGGATGTGCTGGAGGATGATGGGACGCTGTGGTTGAACATTGGTGACAGTTACTGCAACAGCAATGGATTTGCCAGGGCAAGCCCAGAATATCAACGTGAAGGCAGAAACAATATGCCAGCAAATGATCGCAAGCTAGACAAGTTGCATGAAACGGGTCTAAAGACCAAAGACCTTATCGGCATACCTTGGATGCTGGCATTTGCACTGAGGTCAGATGGTTGGTATCTGCGCCAAGACATTATTTGGCACAAACCAAACCCAATGCCTGAAAGTGTGCAAGACCGATGCACCAAGGCGCATGAGTACATTTTTTTGTTGAGCAAGTCACAGAAATATTATTATGATCATGAAGCGATTAAAGAGGCGGCAATACATGAGGGGCGCATTGTCAAGGCATCCGGCACTGACGCTAAGAATGGCGCAAAAGGCGAGTTTGGGGCTACGGCGGCAGGGTTTACAACGCATGACACTTTGGTAACTGACCGCAACAAGCGCAGCGTTTGGACAGTCACAACAAAACCCTACGCTGGCGCACATTTCGCAGTATTCCCATCAGACCTGATCGAACCCTGCATTCTTGCTGGCGCACCTGTTGGCGGCATTGTGCTTGACCCATTCATGGGAAGTGGCACAACGGCACAAGTGGCGCAGAACCTGGGGCGGCAATACATTGGCTGTGAGTTGAACCCTGCCTACATGGAATTGCAGAACATCCGCACTGCACAACAATCATTAGTCTTGGAATAACTCATGCAAGCAGAACAAATAGCCCAGGCGTTAGGCAACGCCAAAAGAGTCAACGGGCAATGGGTTGCCTCATGCCCTGTGCCTAGTCATGGGCAGGGTAAAGGGGACAGGAATCCCTCCCTTTCAATCAGTGATGCGGATACTGATGCCATGGTACTCTTTAAGTGTCATGGCGGGTGTGATCAAGATTCAGTCTTCAGAGCAGTCAAAGACATGGGATTGCTCCCAGAACTACCCCCCAGACCCCACCCATTAGATAACCTGAAGCCCTTTGTGCCTGTGGTGTCTGCCTTACCACCCACCAACCCAAGCAACTTGGACCATGAGTGGCACTACACAGATGAAGACGGCGTTACCCTCTTTATCAAGCAAAGGTTTAAGACCAACACAGAAAAGGGCAAGGATTACAGGCTTGTGAGAGTCATGCCTGATGGGTCGAGGGTCAACAGGCTTGGGGACTCAAGGATTGTTTGCTACAACTTACCAGCCGTGATTGCTGCGGTGGAATCTGGCAGGGCTATTTACCTCTGTGAAGGGGAAAAGGCTTGTGATGCCCTGATAGGGTTGGGAGTTGTAGCCACCACAAGTCATGCGGGTTCTGGTTCATGGCCTACAGAACTCACCCAATACTTTGTCAATGCCAATGTGGTGGTGGTTCCCGATAATGACCAACCAGGGTGGAAATACGCCAAGAAAGTCGTTGAATGCTTGCTTGATGCACCAGTGAGATCAATCAGGGTCATTGACTTGAACCTTCCCTTCCCAGGAGATGATGCCCATGAGTTCGTGGGTATGGGCTACGGGAAGATGGAGTTGGCACAACTAGCAAAGGAAGCGCAATCCCTAAAGTCTGTCCATGAAGTGTTTGTACCTGAACATATCTTGGCTTTGACCGCTACAGAACCAGTTACGCCAGAAATGCCAGAAGTCGCTGAAGTTGGCGCCGAATCTGGGAATGACGCAAGTCTCACAGACAAGCCCAAAAAGACTTTCAAGATCGAGTCTTGGGATGACATCCAAGACCAGCCCGTTGAGTGGCTTATTGATGGGGTGTTGCCTAAGAAGTCATTTGTTGCACTCTATGGCCCACCTGCCAGCTTCAAGTCTTTCATTGCCCTAGACATGGCTTACTCAATCGCATCAGGTGTGGAATGGATGTCAAACCCCGTCAACTCCCCCGGCGCAGTGCTGTATATATGCGGAGAAGGGCATGGAGGAATGGGTGCAAGGATCAAGGCTTGCAAGATTTTTAAAGGTAGTCAGGGTGGTGAACCCCTCTTTGTGATCAGACACCAGATCAACCTGAGATCAAACCATGATGACTTCTTAGCCTTGATTGAGGGGATTGACAACCTGCTTACAAGCCATGAATTGTCGTTATCTCTGGTGATTATTGACACTTTGGCTAGATCATTTGGGGGAGGAAATGAAAACTCAAGTGAAGATATGTCATCCTTTATCACCCAATGTGGAAGATTGATGGAGCGTTATGAGACAAGTTTGATGCTCCTGCACCACTCTGGGAAGGACATAAGTAAGGGTTTGAGGGGACATTCAAGTCTCCTTGGGGCAGTTGATACAGAGTTGGAACTGGTCAGAGTTGACTCAATGATCAAGTCAGAAGAGATTGCAGGGCAGGGAATCTTGACCATAACCAAGCAAAAGGATGGGGAAGATAACCGCAAGATAGGGTTTGAGGTAGTGCCCGTGGTGTTGAAATCTTCAGGTATTGGGCTTGATGACATCACCAGTTTGGCGGTTCAGTCATCAGATTCTGTGGTCAGGGAACGTCAGGAACAGGCTAAAAGTGGGCGTGGGAGTAAGGCCGGAAAGGGTAAAAATCAGCGTTTAGAGATGCAAAGTCTGAAAATAGCGATGAACTCTAAAGGTTACAGTTCTAGTACGCCAGAGGGCTTCAAGAAGGTGGTGGATTTGGAGTTTTGGAGGCAAGAATTTGCCCTAATGGTGCGTGAAAAGGATACTTCAGAGGATACTTTTAACAAGGCTTGGCTGCGTTGTAAGAAGAATTTGCAGGAGTCTGGACAGGTCAGAGTGAGGGGAAATGTGGTCTGGATGGTGCGTGATGAAGACAAAAAAGAGGAATTCTAGAATTGTTACAAGTCGGACAAATGGACAAATGAGGACAAATGTCCCTCATTTGTCTGTCCGGAGTAGGACAGACAAATGGACAATCCTATAAGATGTCCATTTGTCCTGTCTCCGGATGGCCTGATGTGTCAGTTATCTGTAAGTATTGTTTTGAAGTGATGAAAGGATTTTGATCGTGGATAAGTCTAAAAGTTTGAAGTTACCGAAAGGGGTGATGCCTAGTTTCCCTGCTGACCCTTTTGATGTTCATGCGGAGAGTTTGCTTGTGGACTTGGAGCGTGTTCGGGGTGAAATGGATGCCAAGTGGGGAAGTGGGAGACTGTATACTTTAGTTGATTCTGGGTTTCGGGAAAAATTGTGGTTGCAGACAGAGAGAATTTGGGCTGCACAGAAATCCAGAGACATTGAAAAGATGGATAAGGCGGTGGCTGGTCTGGTCAAGGGGTACAAGCTGCTGGATGCTTGGGGCCTTGAACATGGTGTGCCACTGAAGCCAGATGCACCTGGGATCGAGAAAGAGATGGATGATGGTTCAATCTTGGTGGTGGTCAAAGATGATCAGGATGCTAAGATTTATGAGAACTTCTACGGGTCACGGGAAAAACACTTGTGGACAATGGCTGAGATCGAAATCCTCCTCCAGGCTCCAGTTCTTCAAGAAGTGATCAAATACAAAAAACTTTATCGAGGTTCTAAGATGACGATGCTGGACAAGCAGCCTAAGAAGTTTCCAGATGGTGGAGGCACAGGCTTTGATGATGTGGTTAACGATCTAAGTTTTGAGGGTGATGGTGAGGTGGTTCGGAGGTATTTGGGGCCAGCAACAAGCAGTGAGGTGAAAAATGCCAAGACCACCTAAAGAAGACACTATTCATTTTTTACGGGTCTTGGGGTCGGCAGAGCGACAGATTTTGCTGGCAGCAGGGGACGGCAACATAAGCAACGGGTTTATCGCTTGCCTTGATTTTTATCGGCATTTCTATGAACTTGGCTACAGGCCGTGGATGCCCGTTCAATTGCTTGATGTGGCCTTGGATACAGACCAAACAAATCAAAGGCTTGTAGCCCGTTTTAAGCGGTCTAAGAGGCATATTTGTCGGCTTGATGATCTCGACACTTCTTTATGAATAGATTTTATAGTCCCTGCATAATGCACCATCCGCCCCTCACGCACTCCCAACCCCGTGGTCAGGCTGTCCAAACCAGCCCAGTTATCCACAGGCGAGTGGGCAAGGTCTGCCTATTTTCTGTGCACCTTGCAGTTTTCTTACAAATCCCTGTGGATACCCTGTGCATATCCACAAAATAACTTAACATAATGGACGTTGTACGTAGTAGCAGTGGATAACAGTAGGTGAAAACCCGTAGGTTTATCACTTTGATAGGGGGGGAGGGGGTGGGTCGGTCGCCAGAGTTTTTGTGTACCCACCGCCCCACCGAAAAAGCGAAATTGGAGAATTGGTGATATATTTCAACCCATGACCATGAAAATCAAAAGCCGCCAGGTGTCTGAGTTAATACCTTACGCCCGTAACAGCCGCACCCACTCTGACGAACAGGTGGCGCAAATTGCCGCAAGCATAAAAGAGTTTGGTTGGACTAACCCAATACTGGTGGACGGGGAGGGTGTAATTATTGCGGGGCATGGTAGGCTCATGGCGGCAAGGAAGCTGGGCTATACCGAAGTTCCAACCATCGAACTTAAAGACCTAACGGAAACCCAAAAGAAGGCATACATCATTGCGGACAACAGGCTGGCGTTGAACGCTGGCTGGGACAACGAGATGTTGACCATAGAGTTAAATGAACTGCTGGCCGACAACTTTGCGTTGGATATATTGGGATTTGATACTAAAGAGTTAAGCGCATTGCTTGAGCCAGAAGTCATTGAAGGGCTTACAGACGAGGATGCCGTTCCTGATGTGCCTGACGAGCCAAAGACCAGATTGGGTGACATTTACCAGTTGGGCAAGCATCGATTGATGTGTGGCGATTCGTGCAGTCTTACCGACATGGAAAAACTGTGCGATGGTCAGCCTGTAGATATGTGGCTAACAGACCCTCCATACAATGTTGCCTATGAAGGCAAGACCAAAGAAGCACTCAAAATCCAAAACGACAGCATGGGTGATGACCAATTCCGGCAGTTCTTACGGGATGCGTATGTAACGGCTGATCTAGTAATGAAGGCTGGTGCAGTTTTCTATATCTGGCATGCCGATTCAGAAGGCTATAACTTCCGCGGGGCGGCACAAGATGCTGGCTGGAAAGTGCGTCAGTGCTTAATTTGGAAGAAGTCCAGCATGGTCATGGGGCGGCAAGACTACCATTGGAAGCACGAGCCTTGTTTGTATGGCTGGAAAGAAGGCGCTGGACACCTTTGGGCAACAGACCGCAAGCAAACCACCATTTTGGAGTTTGACAAGCCCAGTCGCAATGGGGAACACCCAACCATGAAGCCTGTTGGACTGTTTGAATACCAAATGCTTAACAACACCAAAGGCGGCGACATTGTGCTGGATTCCTTTGGTGGAAGCGGTACAACAATGCTGGCCGCTGAGAAGCATGGACGTTACGCACGATTGATGGAGCTTGACCCCAAGTATTGCGATGTGATCGTAAAGCGATGGGAAGACTTTACGGGAAAGAAGGCGGTATTGTTGAATGAACAAGATGAACTTGCAAACGCTTGATCATGTTCCAACTCAAGAGCAAAGGCGACTGGTTGAGTCGACCAGTGGGATTGGGTTGCCAGATGATGAAATTGCGGTTTTAATTGGTGTTGACAAAGATACCTTACACGAAAATTACGAAAAGGAATTAGAGTTAGGCAGGGTTAAGGCCAACGCTAAAATTCAAAAGACTATCTTTGACAGTGCTGTTGGTGGCGATTCATCTGCCCTCAATCTTTGGTCAAAGAATGAACATAAAAGAAAGATGGGAAGACCCAAGGGGTCTTATAAATCTACCATTCAGCGTCTTGCTGATGCGCCCAAGGGACAGATACTTGCAAAGACTGAGAATGAAAAAATAAAAGAGTTGAGGCAATTGCTTATCAACGGCGCTGGAACCAAGGTGGTGGAGAAGGCAATACAGATTGCCTTAGATGATGAACATCCATGTCAAAGCGCAATGATTAAACTTTGTGTAGATAGGATGCTTCCAGTATCCATGTTTGATAAAGATAAAATCCAGAGGTCAGCAGTCACTATCAACATCACGGGCATTGGCGTGGACATAGACTCGCCCAAGGTGGTGGAGATGGAGATTGAGGATGTTGAGGTTAAGCCATAATGGGTGCGTCAACACGCATGGGGATTGGCACCAGTCTCCATCCATGTTGGCACTCCTGTGAAGGCGTTGTGAGCGCTGCCGGACGTATTCCGACCTAAAGTGTCTAGGCAAGTGCCAACAATCTACAGAGGATGATGGATAAATGGCTGATCTAAACTTCCCCCTCCTGCCCTGGCAGCAAGAAGTGTTTGCTGACAAGACGAGGTTCAAGGTGATTGCCGCAGGGCGGCGGTGCGGGAAGTCTAGGTTAGCGGCTACGACATTGATCATTGAGGCTTTGAAGTGCCCTGCTGGAAGTGCGGTGCTGTATGTGTCGCCCACAATGGGGCAGTCGCGTCAGATCATCTGGGATTTGTTGCTGGAGATCGGGCGTGAGGTGATCTCTGGGAGTCATGTCAATAATCTTGACATCACCATGATAAATGGGGCCAGGATATATGTTCGTGGTGCGGACAGGCCCGACACTCTGCGTGGGGTGTCTTTGACTTACGCAGTTTTGGATGAGGTTGCTGATATTAAGCCAGAGGCTTGGGAGCAGGTGATTCGTGCGAGTTTGAGTGATAAGAAGGGCCGTTGCATGATGATCGGCACTCCTAAGGGGAGAAATTGGTTCTATGATATGTTCAACTTGGGGAAAGAGGGAACTGACCCAGAGTGGAAGTCATGGCACTTTACAACCCAAGACAACCCATTGATAGACCCAACTGAGATTGAGTCTGCCAAGAAGACGCTGAGTTCTTTTGCTTTCAAGCAAGAGTACCTAGCATCCTTTGACAACGCAGGTAGTGATGTTTTTAAAGAAGATTGGATCAAATATGGTGTGGAACCTGAGTATGGTAGTTACTTCATTGCAATCGACTTGGCGG